GGCGAAATAAATCCATATGGCGTTAAAGAAATGCGTGGATATGGTGCAGCTACTAAAGGTCGTAAGATTAGCGGTAAACAAGGCTAGTAATGAACTACGTTCAACTGTACCAAGCAATACAAGACTATGCGGAAACTACAGAACAACTTTTTGTAGCTAATATACCTACTTTTGTTCAACAAGCTGAAGAGCGTATTTATAATAATGTTCAGTTACCATCTTTACGTAAAAACGTAACAGGTACTTTGACATCTGGCAATAAATACTTATCGCTTCCAAATGATTGGTTATCTACATATTCTTTTGCCATTGTTAATGCAGATGGGACGTATGAGTATCTTTTAAATAAAGATGTAAACTATATTAGACAAGCTTTTCCTAGCCCTACAGCGACAGGAACGCCAACCCACTATGCATTATTTGGATCTCAATATAGCTCAGCTAATGAGTTATCTTTAATTTTAGGCCCAACACCTGATGCTGGCTATACTGCTGAACTGCATTATTTTTACTATCCAGTAACGATTGTTCAAGGCCAAATATCAGTAATTTCTTCTACAACTGCAGGCTCATTATATGTTCCTGGTGTGTATGAAAACGTATCATTAACAGGTGGATCTGGATCTGGTGCTACAGCTACTATTGTAATCAACTCATCTGGCGCAGTAAGCTCAATCACTTTAAATGAGGGTGGTCAATTTTATACAGTAGGCAATGTATTAAGTGCTGCTACAGCAAACTTAGGTGGTGCTGGTTCTGGATTTACAGCAACTGTGACTGTTGTATCTAATACAACTGGTACTTCATGGTTGGGTGATAATTATGATCCAGTGCTATTTTATGGCGCAATGCGTGAAGCAATGATCTTTCAAAAACAAGAGCCAGATGTTATTAAAAATTACGAAGACAAATACCAAGAAGCTATGCAGCAACTTAAACGTCTTGGTGACGGCCTTGAAAGAGGTGATGCATACCGTGATGGCCAGACTAAACTTAGAGTTAATTCATGATAACCCAAACCGCTTGTACAGTATTTAAATCTAACATGCTTAAAGGTCTTGAGAACTTTAATACAGGTACGCCATATACATACAAAATAGCCCTTTATAACGCATTAGCAGACCTAGGTGATACCACTACTGCATACACTTCAACTAATGAGGTTGTAGGCACAGGATATGCGGCTGGAGGGGTAGTTTTAACCCCTACGACAATACTTTCAAACACAGAAGATAATACAGCTTATTTATCATTTGCTAACGTTACATGGACTCCAGCAAATTTTACTTGTAGGGGCGCTTTAGTTTATAATAGCACCACAAATGCAGCAGTTTTTGTATTAAATTTTGGCTCTGATAAGACAGCTACCGCCAGTTTTACAGTCCAGTTTCCAACGGCAAATTCAACAAGTGCCATTTTAAGAATAAGTTAAGGAGTAATTATGAATCAAAGCGAAAAAGGTGGATTTGGCGATCAAGCAAGCATAGTTTTAAATGCTGGTGCACAAGCTAATGAAACAGTAGGTATTGAAGGCTTTTATAAAGTTGAATGCCGTGATATAGATGGAAATTTAAAGTGGGAAGATTCATTTCCTAACCTAGTTAACGAAGGTGGTAAAGAGTTAATGTTAAATACATTACTTGTAACAGCTTCAGGTTATACAAGGGTTGGTCCATTTTTAGGTTTAATTTCTGGCGCATCTCCAACATTTTCAGCTGCAGATACAGCAGCATCACATGCTGGTTGGACAGAATTTACTAATTATACAGTAGGTGGCTCAGCAGTTCGTGGTACAGCAGTATTTAGCTCATCAACATCAACAGGTTCAACACCAACAAACGTAACAACATGTGCAGCAGCAGCTATCACATATACAATTACAGGTGCTGGTGGTACAGTAGGTGGTTGTTTCTTAGTAACAGGTTCAGGTGCTGTAAGCACACAAAACAGTACTGCAGGTACATTGTACTCAGCAGGTGCTTTTGCCGTTGCTAAAATTACAACAGCTGGTGATACTGTAAGCGTTACATACTCAACAACAGCTACAAGCTAAGGAGCCCTAAATGGCTCTTGTAGTCAAAGATCGGGTCCAGGAAACCTCAACCACTAGTGGTACAGGCACGCTTACGCTTTCAGGAGCGGTGCCTGGTTATCAAACCTTTTCTTCGTCTATAGGTAATGGCAATACTACCTTCTATACGATCTATGATGGTATAGCCCAAGACTGGGAAGTAGGTATTGGTACTGTAGGAGCTGGCACGTTAGCCCGTACTACAGTACTATCTAATTCATTAGGCACTACAGCTAAAATCAATTTTGCTGGTAATCAATCTTCCGTATTTTGTACATATCCTGCAGAACAATCTGTCAATCTTGACGCTTCAAACAATGTTTCTCCATTAGGTACTATTGCCTCAGGAGCGTGGCAAGGATCAACTATAGCTGTTGCTTATGGCGGTACTGGTGTTACCGCTTCTTCTGGTGCCAACTCTGTAATGTTAAGAGATGCAAACCAAAACGTAGCTGTAAACCGACTTAATCAATCTAATACAAATACAACAGCCGCTGGCGGTGTTACTGCATTAACTACAGCATCAAGTTATATTCACACGCTCTCTGGTACTGGCAACCAAACATATACAATGCCTGATGCTACCACCCTGTCTACTGGGGTAGCATTTCTGTTTAATAATATGGCGACTGGAACCCTAACGCTTCAAGATTATGCTACTGGGTCTATTGGCACAATCCCTTCTGGTGGAGCTGGGGCGGTATTTTTAACAGTTAACGCTACTGTTGGCGGTACATGGGATTTACACGCTTATCTTCCAGAAGGCGTTACGTTTGGCACGAACGCTTTTAACCTCGGCACTTCCGTCATTACAGGCGGTACTTGGAATGGTGGGACAATTACTTCAGCATATGGCGGTACTGGATTAACCACTTTCGCTGCGGCTAATTATGCGTTATACTCTACATCATCAAGCACATTAGCTGCAGGTACTTTACCTATAGCAGCGGGTGGTACAAGCGCTACAACAGCTAATACTGCATTTAATGCTTTAGCACCAAATCAATCCACGAATAGTGGTAAATATTTAACAACAGATGGTACAAATACTTCATGGGCCACTGTAAGTGCAGGTGATCCTACTGGAACTGCATTATTCTTATCAACAATGTTAGGCTAAATTATGGCATATACAAATACCTCATATGTATCTAAAAACGTAGGCACTTCTGCTGTTGTATTAAACACAGTGGCTAGTGCGACTACGGCAACTCTAACAAGCTTTGTAGTTGCAAATACAACGACCTCCCCAATTACTTGTGATGTTTACTTTACAAGATCAGCTGTCAATTACTATATTGTAAAAGGTGCTACAGTGCCTACAGGCGGATCATTAGAAGTCATGCAAGGTAATAGAATTGTTTTAATAGCTTCAGATGCATTAACTGTTTTAACTAGCGCTGCAGCTTCTGCAGATGTGATTGCTTCAGTTTTATTGGCGACTTAATATGGCTTTTATTGGAAATACAAACACGACACAAGGATTTATACCAGCTATTGATTACTTTAGTGGTAATGGTTCGTCTGTTGCATTTACTTTATCACGCCCTGTAGCATCTGTTTATCAGTTTATTGTAGCTATAGATAATGTTATACAAAACCCAAGTTCAGCTTATTCAGTATCAGGCACTACACTTACCTTTACTTCAGCTCCATTAGCTGGTACTAACAATATCTGGGTTGAATATACAAGCCCTATTACTCAGACTATAGCACCAGGACAAGGAACAGTAACAACAAGTTCTTTAGCTTCAAGTACAGGTTCAGGTGCAGTAGTATTACAAACAAGCCCTACTATTACAACACCTACTATTTCAAGTTTAACAAGTGCAGCAGCTACAAACTTAACATTACAATCAGCTGGCACCACAGCACTAACTATAGATACATCACAGAATGTAGGGATTGGTACTACAAGTCCTAATGCTTTACTTCATCTGGGTACAGGCAATGCAAATATTAGAGTTGGAATTACTGCATCTAGTCAATATTTAGACATATATAGAGACAACGCAACAGGTTATTCAGTTTATAACGCAGCCCAAGCATCTCCATTTAGAGCTCATATTTGGCAACTTGGCGGCACAGAAGCAATGCGTATAGACACTAGTGGTAATGTATTAGTGGGAACTACTACATTTCCT